CCCCTGTCGAGAAGCTTTTTCATCTTTTTGAGTTTCGACTTGTGATGGACTATGCTCTTTCTGGCAAGCCTTTGGACTACCTTCCCGCTCTCCGTCAGGTAGAAATGGAATCCGAGAAAATCAATCCCTTCCCGCATGGATACGATCTTCGTCTTCTTCTCGTTCAGTCTCATGCCCCGGTCTTCAACAAACCGCTTTATCTTCGAGAGGCATTCCTTCAAGTATTCCCTGTCGCTGTGGATGAGATAGAAGTCGTCCATATATCGCCCGTACCCCTTGATGTGCATCTTCTCCTTGATCTCGTGGTCGAGCGGAGACAGCGCGAGGAGCGCGTCAAGCTGGGAAAGCTGATTTCCGAGCGGCACACCTACTCCTCCGGGGATGCTGGCGTGAATGTGGTGGATGAGTCCTCTCAAATATCTGTCGTCAAATTTGCTGTCGTAGAAGTCGTTTAGGAGCTTGTGTGGGATTGAATCAAAGTAGCCCTTCATGTCGCATATCAGAATGTAGGCTTTCTTGTGTCGCCGCCACTCTGCGCCCATGTGCTCCCGGAGTTTCTTCAGCGCGTAGTCCGTGCCTTTTCCTTTGAGGCTCGCCGAGTTCGCGTCTATGAAGGTCGGTGTCACGAGTGGGGTCAATACGTTGTCCATCAAGGACTTCTGAACTACCCTGTCCCGGTATTTGATGCTCTTTATTTCCCTCTTCTTGCCCCTCTCCGTTATGGTGAAGCAGTTATAGGGCGAAAGCCTGTACTTCCCTGTTACGAGGAGCTTCTTCAAAGCCAGCGTGCATTCAAGCCCTCTGATGTCGTATATCGCTACGCTGTCCTTCCATCTCTTGCCTTTCCGGCAGCTCATGTGTGCCTTGTACAGATTTGAAAAGTCCGTCACTATCGAAAAGTCGTCGTATTGATTTTTCATAAAAATCCTGCTTTTCCTGCCGCAAGCCGCATAGATGAAGGCAGGTCTTCACCGTAGCGATTGCTCCGGCCATGCGCTCCGTTGGCGCACGGTGTCGGCAGTCATTGTTTCGCCGGAACCGGCAGGGACATATCCTCCTTATGTGGTGTTTGCCGCCCTTTCGGGCTTCTGATTTCGCCTAAAGGCTACTCTGTCTCGCTTTCCACCTAATCCGGGGACGACGCCATTGTTCCCGTTGAACGCGTTGTTGTTGTTGAGCGAGCCGTCCGTGTTGACATTCCGCGCATTGTTCGAGTTGCCGGAGTTCGGGGTGCGAAGCCACCAATTCCACGGACTGCTTTTAATTTACAGTCTATGCCCCATTTTTATTTTTATCCAAAAGATACCCGAAACGCTCTTTGTCTGACATAATCCACGCCGTGATGTGATTCCGGAGCTCTGAGATCATCTTGATCCAGTATTCAAAGCTTCCTGCCCCGATCCCGAAAACCTCCTTCAAGACTGTCAGGAGCGTCATCATTGAGCGACATTTCGCTCTCGCCTTCTTCTGGTACAGGATTCTCTCTTTAAGTTCCTTTCTGTTCTCCGGATAGAGCTCCTGCGCCATTAGGAGCTTATCAAGGATATAGAGCGATGCGTTTATTATCTTTGCAACCACTGTAAAGCGGTAACGTTTCGGGAACTTCGATTCGTTCGCCGTGATCTTCAAGGTATGCGTCACAAGGTCCTTCGCACCTTCTATGACATCATACTTGCCGGGCGTTCGGTCGCTTTCGTGCTTCATGCCATGATTCTGTGGTTCGTGCTGTCGTATGAGCCGCTTATGATGATATAGCCGGATGTGTCCGCGAAGGTCTCAACGACAATATTGTCGCTCGTCCCGCTCGCCACGGCTCCCGTCTCAAGGGCAAGGCCGATCGTAAGGGCGAGGACGTTCTGCTCGCACGCTTCAAGCCTTTTCCCGAAAGTCCCGTCCATGCTGCCCGGTTCGAGAGCCTCCACCTCATCGCTTAGCGCCTGAAGAGACAGCGAAAGGTCTGAGACCGTCCCCACGAGGGGGACGATCGTAGCCCTTCCGAAGATCTCCAACAGGGACAAGTTTATGAGTTTTTCAACACTTGCTGCTGCCATGTCAGTTACCTCCGTTTGTGTTGATCCTGCTGCCTGCCGAAATCATCAAAGACTGTCGAGGCCTGCAACCATATCGTTGACTTCCTGTGCCGTTGCGATGGTAAGGCTTGCGAGCTTCTCGGCCTGTGCAGCTGTCATGGCACCGTTGCTTCCGCCCGCGCCGTTTGTGGATGCAACCACCTCTGCCATAGCGATACCGTTAGCCCCTGAAGAAAGACCGTTGCCAGCGTTTACGATAGCAGATACAATGCCGTTTGCGATGCTGATGGAGTCGCTGCCCTGGAGCGCTGCTGCTGCAAGAACTGCCTCAACATAAGCCTTGACAGTGGTGTACTCTACCTGCTCGCCGCCCACTTCATGAGTGCCAAGAACGGTCTTGCCCTGAAGTGCTGTGATAGCGGAGTTCATGGCCGCCGCATCATCGCTGTGAGAGCTGATCCAGTCAGCGATCTCCTTGAGAGTATCGAGGCTTTCGGGAGCTTCAGCAACGATCTTTGCAACCTCTTCAGCCGCCATTGTGCGGGCGCTCTTCGCGTCATCGCCGCTCTCGTTACCAACGAGGGTGTTGATCCTGCTGGTCTGGGTAGTGATGTTCGATGTCGCGTTGCTGATTTCTGTGGAGAGGGAGGAGGCGAGGTCTGTCTTTGCTACCTCATCCTTTGAAGCAAGTGCGCCGAGGTCTGCGCTGTTTGCCTTGCCTTCGAGCTCTGTAACAAGATCTGAAGCAAGGTCTGTCTTCGCTACTTCGTCCTTGGAAGCGAGCTCGCCGAGATCGGCTGCAAGGGCATATCCCTTTGCCTTCACCTTTGCGAGTACGGCATTTGCCACCTGCCGAGACTGATCGAGGGTTGTGAGAATATTTGTTGCCATTGTCTTTTACCTCCTTTAGGTAAATTAGTCTTTTGATATGCTTTAAGCGCTATCCGGGACGGGCCCTTGTCGCGGAGCGCTGTCCGCCGTTAAATATCGTCGAGGGCGCCTATCGCTTCCTCAACTTCTGTTTCTTCTGCGACTCGTGCGTTGTCGTCAATCGTGCCGCCTGCTTCTCTGAAGAGGTTCTCGGCCATGCTCCTCACCTCTTCCTCTGTCGCGAGGGAGACTGTGGAGCTTCCGCCGCCTGCTGCCAGTTCGTCTATTGCGCCCTGGACTGTCGTTGAAGAAAGCCCGGATGTCGTGTTGTCGTATGACACAAGGCTTGCTATGATATCCGGCGCTACGACTACGGTGATGTTCTGTGCGTTGTCTATCTGAAGGGTGATGTTCTGGATGATCTGGATGGGATTGTTCCCTGTATATGTCGAGATGGCATCTCCCTGTTCACCTGAACAGATAGCTATCCCAAAAAGAAACTCTTCTCCGTCTGCCCTTGCAAAAAGACCGAGCTCGTTCATGTAATACGGCTCATGTACTATGGTCTGGTGCGTGTCGGGATCGTAGTTCCTTATCACCGATTGGAGCTTCATCTGTGTGCTTGAAAGCTCTGCCGTCTGGATAATGAAAGTGTTCTTCTCTGCCTTCAGCGCTGTCATCGTCTGAAGGGCTGCGGTAGTCTTTTCCTCGTCCGTGTATTCGCCGTTTCCTATCGCTATCCTTGTAATGGAAAGGGTCGCGCCTTGAAGATAGGACATATAGGCCGAAAGCCCCGCCTCCGTGACTACCATTGGATTGAAAGTTGTTGCCATCTCAGATCCCTCCTGTGATCGTAGCTGCTATATTTACGCTCTTCATCGCGCCTGCGATAAAGCTCCTCGCCCTTGTATGGCTTTCTATCACTATCTTCCCGGTTATGGCTGCGGCAATCTCCGCTCCTGTCACTATCCCGGCGATGTAGGCCGTGGAGTCTATGTTCCTTATGGTCTCTATCGAGTCCATGATCTCTCTTGCGGCCTTGACTCTTCGGAGCATCCGAACGAACAGTTCTTCGATATCAAAGCTCCTCTGATCGTCTGCCCTCACCTTGAAATGATAGGGCGCTCCGTTGTATTCCCACCATGGCACATACTCGGAATCATCGAACAGGCTTGAAAGCACATTCTCGACCGCAAGCCTCGTCCCGAGAGAATAATACGCAGATAAGCCGTTTTTTATGAGACGAAGTTTCCTCTCATCCGTATACTCCGACCGGTACGCCGGGGCATTTATCGTCATGGCGAGCATGTCGTAGTATTTCGGGTCTACTTCGTCGAGGTTCCCCCAGACATTGAGCTTTCTTGCCACTTCAAGGAGCTTCTTGATCTGCCTGTCAACGGCATAGGAAAGCGCTTCCGTGTCGCTGTCCTGAAGGTTTGGCGAGATGGAGAGGTATGTCGCCTTGTCTTCTCCGAGCATCCTACTCATCTTCGAGCCCTCCATATGTGAGGTTGATTTGTGAGCATATTCCTATTTCGTTTGGCGCAATGGCCGTATAACTGGGGCTTGTCACTTCTATCCTCTTTGCTCCTGCTGCCATTGCGTAGCTTATGAGGCTGTTCGGGTTGATCGCCTTCCCGATCTTTGCGGCCGTGTTCTCTGTGAATACCCTTGCCGCATCCTCGACAGTTGCTCTTATCCCGTCTTCTGCGTCCTCGTTTTCTCTCGATATGAAGTATGTCGCTTCGAGGGTGTAATCTCTGACTATCGGGGGCAGGACCTTTATCATGTCGGTTCCGGGGCTCTTTTTCTGCGCCCTTATGAAATTCTCGACCGCGAGGCAGTAGCCCGTGCTTGGTACTGTCGCATCTGAAAGCATTATGTATATCTGAACGAGCGCTTCCTGATTTGTGATACACCGTGCATCGACGACCCTTGTGGAGTATTCCTTCGCCATCGTCTCGTAGGCTCCGGAAGGACCTGCAACTGAATAAACACTCGGGCGGTTCAGTATCATTTCCCGGTATTCTTTGTTGGTGTATTCATCATGTCCTCCGGCTGTCGTGGTGGTGTTCGTCACTGAACCAACGAAGGCTATGGGGTCTGCTATGGTCGTCAGCTTCCCGACTATGTAGCCGTTTCCTTTTGTTCCGGTCTCGGTACATGCTGCTATCACGCTTTTCGCCGTCTCGCCTGCCGGGATCGTGATGTCTTCGTTTGTTGCAAAAAATACATTGTCTCCCGCCGTCGCTCTTGTCCCTTGAGGGATCGTGATGTCATTCTCCTGTGCTTCAGAAAGCGTGAAGAGAAGCGTGCATGTCGCGGCCTCTTTGCCGTCGATGAGCGTTCCATCCTCCTTGAAGCACCCGATATTCGCCGCCCAGTTCTTTAAGCTGCTTCCGTACATATACTTCAGGAAGTTCTGCTTGAAGGATATATCCATGATCTGTGCGAGGAGGAATAGTTCTCCGCCTATTGCGTCAAGTATTAGTCTCCTGTCGTCCGTGGGAACGAGCGTGCATTTCTCGCCGGTGATTTCTTCTTTCTTTGCTTCAAAGTCCGCTACCATCCCGGCTTGTATCCTTTGAAGAGTGATATTCTGGTCTTTGAGTATTGAGACCTCCGGAAGGCCGTTAAAAACTGAAATATCAAGCATATCTGACCACCACCTTCGCTGTATGATCTTCCTTCACTGTCACCTCTGATATGGATATCCGCCCGTCCCACATCGGGACTGCTTGGATGATCCCGGAGGCATATTCGTTCTTGTCTACCGGTGAGAGTGTCTTGGGAACCACATTCTCGACGCCTATCGATCTATGGAATGGTGCGCTTCCGAGTGGGGTCTCGCTTATGGTTCTCACTGACCTATATATTGACTCCTGCTCTGTGCCGTTCAGCCCTGTGGCGTTCTCGATCACAATATCTTTATCCATCTCATCACCTCGGGATCTTCAGCACTTGCCCTGTGTATATGATGTTGCTGTCGTCTATCTGGTCGCGATTCGCTTCGAATATCCTCGGATACTCCGCTCCGGATCCGTAGAACATAGTCGCTATCTTCCAGAGACAGTCCCCGGTCTCTACTGTGTAGGTGTCATAACCGGGATCCGGCGGAGTCTGTTCTGATACCGGCGGGACCTCCTCATGGACCTGCATCCCAAAATTCGCATTCCTTACCGCCGCCGGGGAGTCTTCTTTCAAAGTGACATTTACAGACATACGCATCATCCGGCCGTCTATCCATGTCCTCTGCAATGCGTTTGAGACATTGGTTATCACCCATTTATAGGTCCCGAAAAGCCTGCCGCCTATCACAAAAGGGTTTGCCTCGCCGCTCTTCATTACATCGATGATGTTCTGGTATTCCGTCCACGGGTCGTGCCCGAGGTCTGACGAAAGCTCTATCGTGAGGGTTATTTCGGGAGCGCTGAATCCGGTGAGCTCAAGCTTTGGCTGCTTCAACGGTTGTGCGTGCTCTTCAAAGTTCGCCCCGGCCGTATAGTTCAGATCGTGGAACGATAATGCCTTGAAGCCGCCCCTCCCGTTGTCTTCAACGGTGAAATGTATCTTGTCGCCTATCTGCCCTATGTGATGCATCTTCTGACTCCTTATGTGTTCGGCTTTGAAGTGTCTCCGCTTCCGCCGGGATCCGTCCAGGAATAATGGTGTGTGTGCTCATCGAGGTTCACGCCTGCCTCTGTTGCCACCTCTTCAGCCTTTACCTTCTTCGCGATAAGTTCCTTCACCTTCACCTTTGCGGCGGTTATCTCCATCAGGGATCCGGAGCATTTCACCTCTGTCCCATCAGGAAGCTTCATGAAGAACTTATCCGCTCCCGACTCTTCCGGGGGATTCGCCCCCGAGAACAGTCTTCCGAGGATGCAGCCCCTTCCGAGCCTTCCGTTCTGCTCTGAGAAGATGCAGGCCACCATATCGCCGACCTTTGGCATGTCATAGGTCTCCGCCAGAAACGGAACCGCCGGCATCACCATATCGGAGCGTTCAGGGATTGCGACATCCGCCGTTCCTGCCCCGTACTGGATCGCTGATATTCTGCAAAGAAAAAATTCCGCTGCCATATATCCTCAAAAATTCGCTATGACTCTGTGCATGTCGAGCGTACACTTATAAGCCCCGCTCTTTGAATGCGTCACTGTATCGATGAAATATTTTCCATCTATCCTTCCGAAGCCCTGCACGTTGCAGCAGTCTGACGCGATATAGTCTGTGTTGCCCTGCATCGTGCATGTGAGTCTGTTCCCTGCTCGGAGCTTCTCTCGAAGGCTTGCTTTTGCCTTCGTCTCCGCGTCCCCTATCGAATCAGCTTTCCCGCTCACTATGAGGGTTCTCCTTCCCGGTGTGCCCGGTATCGTGAACTGGTATGTCAGCGTCTCTTCTTTCTTCCCGTTCGTGTACTGCATCTTGACGCTGTCGTACTGTTCGACTATCGCCATATCTGCCGTGTATGCTTCGCAATCTGACTGATTTATCGTGTGCCTCGCTTCTCTCTGCTCGTAGACGCTCATGTCAAATATCACGATCTTGTCGTTGAAAAGCTTCATTGCAAGCCCCCGCTCGGAGCATAGGGCAAACAAAAAAGCCTCGTCCGTCTTCCCGGATTGCGATTCTTCTTCAATGCTCACATCGGCGGCCTCAAAGGCAAGGCCTATTCCTGCGGAGGATGCTATATCCGATGCTATTCCAAACAACGTCATGGACTTCCAAGTCCTGTCCTTCTGCGTGACCGCAAAATCCGCATTCACTGGGACCGATATCCCCTTGATCGTCGCCGTATGCGGGAGTCCTGCTGCCGAGAAAGAATCGACCATGAAGGATCCGCAAAGGAGCTCTCCCGGCCTTCCTCCTTCAAACCAACCGTCAACCTCTATCCACGCCATCAGCTTGTCCTCCGCCTCTGGATAGTAGTTGTTGAGCCACTTCTGATTGTCATCTGAAAGCGTGAGGTCTATGGTATCGGCTTTCCCCGATGCATTGTCCGTGTAGCTCCATGAAAGGCAGTCATCTGTGAGAGCCTCGGTCTCTCCGCACTTGTTGTATTCAAGCCTGAGATAGCTTCTCGCCGTCTTGTCGCCCATTTACCGCCTCCACGTCGGGATGTCGGAGCTCGTCTTTGTCTTCTCTATATACGGGCACCAGACCTTAACGCCGGAGGGGAACATATAGTTTCCGTCAACTACGAGCTGCCAGTTTTCCTCTGCGCCGGTCAATGTCGGCATCCTGTATTCGTCTCCGTATACCTTCCATGCGATGTAATCCCAGGTATCGCCTTCGTTTGTTGTATAGTAATATCCGCCCATCTCTTACCTCGCCGATAGATCCTTTGTTGCACCGATGCAACTGTATCTTTCTTTTACCTGAAGGATACGCGTCTCTGCTCTCTCTGGTATCGCTCCATCATGCGCTCAAATTCCGGATAAGTATCCCTTACTGCCGCCGTCATCTCTTCTCTTGAAGCATTGCCGTTTATCGTGATGTTCGGCGAGAAAGTGACTTGATAGGTTGAGTTGTCTATTGTCCCTGTCGCTCCCGCATCCATTGAGTCGGCGAGCAGTGTGTCCCGTCCTCCGATAAGCCCCATCCTTCTCCCGGCTTCCGCCCAGAGCGCCCTTGCCCTTGCCGTGGAGTCGAGCGGGATGATAGCCTCTGGTCCGTCCTCTGCCGCCGTAGTCAGGATTTCGTGGTTGTATATTCCTCCCGCCGCGTTCGAAAGTATGGATCCGGCATATCTGTACCCTTTCGTGGATCCTCCGCCTTCGAACACCGCCCTGACGTCCCCCGCGCTGTTGGTGATGTAGTTTACCGCCGTCATTAAATTCACTTGTGTCTTGGCGTTGATGGGTCTTGAAAGCGCCTTCTCCATCGCTTCGTGTAGGGAGTTCGCAGCTCCGAGCACCTGGCCCGTATTCGCCTCCAGTGCCCTTACCAACCCATCCGGTATCTGTTCTCCCGCTTCCTCCATGGCGCGGAGAGTGTCCTGATACCCGGGGTTGTTTAATATTTTCCTCGCTATGATGTTCCAGAAGTGTTCTCCGTCATTCCTTTCCCCGTTTGAGATCGCTTCGAGTATGTCGAACCGGTTCAGGGTGTCTGAGAGGCTCTTTGGAACCTCCGCCCCAGCTTCGATTATTTCCTCGTAGGTCTTTATGGCTTCCTCTCGTATTTCCCTTT